AAGAAATGTTAAGAATAATAATATTAAGAAAGAAGATAGATTCAGACTTGATAGTGATTATATGTTTAGTAATAGAATTGTTAATTATTGGGTTGATACTTGGAATTTATTTAGAAAGAAATTTCTTATAGAGAAAAAATAAAAGCTTCAGAAAATGAAGCAAGGGGCATAACATAAAAATATATGTCTCAAAAACAAGAGGTACAAAATGCTGTCCAAGCAGCAAAAAAAGACTTGGAAAAAGAACAAAAAGAAGCTTTAACTAAAAAGGTTAAAGCTATAGTAAAAGAAACACTAGAAAGAATAGATAAAGAAAATGTAAAAGTTAAAAAACATCAAGATAATGTTTCTATTCTTAAAAAAGACTTAAAGGATTTAGAATCTGGTCGCCTTGATTTAATTGAGGATAGACAAAGAAAGAATCCTGATGCATTGAAAATTACAGTTATTATTGTAAAGAAAATTAAAATTGTAGATAGAATAATTAGTAAACCATGGTATCAACCATATGAAATTATTCCTAATTTTAATTATAGTATTAGTGCTAGCTTTAGTCCTAGTACTGGAAATAATAATTCAACGCTTACAGGTACTACTAATACTGCTAATTTTACAAATGGAGTTATGACAGGAAATAACTTTTCATCATTATCAGCTGGAACCTATGAATTAGCTTCTGGTAAAACTGTAGATATTAGACCAAGATTTTAATTAATTAATTACCCTCTTGCTTCACTTTTTGAAGCCTTTTTGTTTTTTTGAATAGCATTTGGCATGTACTTGTGTTATAATAGTAGTAATAATAGTATCAACTATACATTTTTATATATAGTTTAATATAAATTTTTAAAAAATATGATTAAAACAACTAAGAAACATCCAAAATTAGTTTCAAAAGTAAAAACAGGAGAAAGAAGAGCAGAGTTAGAAGCTGGTTTAGAAGATGTAATGAACAGAGATAGGGCTATAAATAGTCAGGAAGTTATTGTTAAAAATAAAGTAGGGGAAATGAAGGAGAAAGTAATCCAAGCATTATTTACTATCTTGGAAGATTTTGGAGTTGACCCTTCTAATTTAGAATCTATTAATTTATTTTTAGATAAATTGAGACAACAAAATCCTGATTTATTAAAATTATTTGAGATAGCTTTTAATGATTTAATAGGTGGACAAGAAGAAGCAGGGACTGATACTGGAGTTGGAACAAATGTCTTACCTCCTGATGGTTTACGTAATACTGGATTAGAACAACAGGGATTATCAGCAACATCTAATCCTGTTAGTTCTGGAGGTTCTACTGGTTTGATGGATAAATATAAGGATTTGGCACAGAATACAATGATGCCAAGATAATATATATAGTTAAGAGAAGTCAAGATACGGTATAAAAATATATGAATGACAAACCGTTTAATGTAATACAAGCCGAATGTCCAGAATTTTATGAATGGCTTAAGGAGATTAGTCGCTTTGATAAAGTAGAAAACTTTATTGTTCCCGACTATAAAGATGGAAGAATAAGTGTAAAATTTTACACAAAAGAGAATAGATATTGTATTAGCGTAAGATTACCAAGAAAATTTAATGAACACATAATTCAAACAGATGAAAATAATCATATTATGAGAGAAAGTAATGCTCCAATTGATAATGGTTATCTAGGATGCACAATACAAACCAGAAAACCAAGAGCTGGTGAGGATTGGAATAGGGGAAATGATTTACCAGATGGTAAATATTGTAAAAAAACTTGGGATAAAATTAAAAATGCTATTATAGCATATGAGTTAGTAAAGGTTATAAAAATAACCAGAGGAGTTTCAGAAGATACTATAGTTAATCAATAATAACACCTAACTTGACTTCTCTTAATTATATATAATAGATACAATATGAAGGAATACAAAAAGTCGTACGAAAATGTTTTTACGGCAGATAGAGTTTTAAATAGATGTAAAATATGGAAAGTAACAGCAGATTTAGAAATGGATGAATTAAAATATAGAAAGTTACTTAGGAAGGTAATTAAAAATCATCAAAAACAAACCTTTGATACTCTAGTAAAGTTTATTTGGCTAGTAAAAAAGTTTTGTTATAATGGACGACCTAGAACAAAGTTAATGAGAAATGGTAAAGGTGTTGATGCAACCTATGGAATTTATATGAGGCATTTTGTAGGATTTGATAATAAAATAATTACACGTAATTTAATTAATTCAAAAGTTATTAATTATCTTGATGATTTCTTTCCAGATTTATATTTTGAAAATCCATTTGAAAAAAAGTTTAAATATCCATATTCATATATGAATTTTGAATGTTTATTTCTAGTTTATCAAATGCCTGAAAGATTAGAATTATTGGGATATGGCGAAAAGCATAGAATGAGATATACAAAATTTATAGATTATGTAATTAATTATGCATTATCTAAATCAGATGAAGAAAAAGATAAAGATTACTTTACAATTGCGTTTACTTGTTTAACTCGTAATCCTTTTGTAAAGTACAAACACTATGAATCAAGAAAATAAAACAAAATTAAAACCAGTAATTTTTGTTAAGGGACAATATAATTATCATAGACAAAATCTCTTACAACAAAATTTACTTTTAAAAGCATTACAGGTTACTACTGATGTTAAAGAATTGAAACAGATGATTGGAGTGAGAACAGTTGCTGATGTTTATCGCACATTAGATAAAATAGCTATTCGTAAAGAATATCATGAAGCTTTACTTAGGCATGGTATTGATTTAGATACTATTGTAAATGGCATTAAAGAGGTTTGTGAATCCTCTGAAGAGTCAGGAGCAATTAAATTAAAGGGATGGCAAATGTTATTAAAATCTTTAGGATTAGATAGTTATCAAGAAACAACTAATGAAAGTAAAACTAATTGGGAAGATGTTGTTAGGGATACAATAAAAGAAATTGATGAACCTAAAAAAATAAAGAGTGTAGATTATAAAGTAATAACTCCTGAAGTTCCTGAAGAAGAAAAAAGAAAACAAGAAGAAGAAAATAAATTAGGAAAAGATTTATATGAATAAAGAGAGAAAACAAAATATGAAAATATTAACTGTATGTCAAAGAGGAAATTGTAGAAGTGTAGCAATGGCATATATTTTAAAAGATAAATTAAAATTAAATGATGTTATTGCGATTGGCACTGATACAACCACAAAAGAAACTTGGGATATTATGGGCAATTGGGCTGATAAAATATATTTTGTTGCTGAAGAAAGAATTAAAAAAAGAATACCTAAAAAATTTAATAATAAAGTAGTTCATTTTGATATAGGTAAGGATATTTGGTGTAATCCTAATAATAAGGAATTAAGAAATATTTTGATGGATAGATTAAAAGAAGAAAATGAATTAATAAAATGATAAAGTTATATGAATAAAGAAATGCAAAAACTTCAAGATGTGAAGTTCTATCTTGAAAATTATACAAAAATAAAACTTAAAAAAGGAGGATTAGCTCCGTTTAAATTAAACGAAGCTCAAAAGGATTTATTCAATACATTAAGAGTTCATAACCGTGTGATGATCTTGAAAGCTCGCCAGCTTGGATTTTGTTTAGAAGAACATACAAAAGTGTTATTATCTAATCTTAAATGGATAGAATTAAAAAATATTAAAATTGGTGATTCAATTATTTCTGTTGATGAAAATAAGCCTGGTAACTGTAAACAAAGAAAAATGAGAACAGCAATAGTTGAAAATAAATTTAATTTTAAAACAGATACACTAAAAATAATATTAGATAATGGTCAATCATTAATAGGAACACTTGAACATAAAATGATGACTAAAAAATGGGAATGTAGCACTGATGTTGTATGGAAAAAATTTAGTGATATGAAAATTGGTACTTCAGTAAGATATATTACAAAACCATGGGAATATAAAAGTTATAAAGACGGATGGTTTAGTGGAATGTTAGATGGAGAAGGATCGATATCAAAACCAAGTAGAACTGGAGTTTCATTAAATGTTTCTCAAGTAGATGGACCAGTTTTAAATCGTTTATTTAAATATGTTAAAAATAATAATTTAACATATAGAGTAGAAGTAGATAAAAGAAAACCTGAAACAAGTAGTAAATTTGGTTCTAAACCAGTATATAAGATTGTTATAAATAAAATGGATGAACTATTTGAAATTATTGGTAAAACTAGACCATCTAGATTTTTATCAAGAAAATGGTGGGAAGGTAAGGCATTACCAAATAATGGATGGGCTAAAATAGTTTCAATTGAAAATTATGGAAAATGTAATGTAGTAGATTTACAAACATCAGAAAAGACATATATTGCAAATGGATTTGTATCACACAATTCTACGGCAGTTACAGGATATTTTTATCACAAGACAATTATGAATCCTGGTGTTACCACTGTATTAGTAGGATATAATCAAAAGATTGTATCTGAATTACTTGATAAAGTTAAGACTTTTTATAATACAACACCTTTGGCATTAAGACCAACTCTTCAATATGATTCAAAATATGAGTTGAGTTTTCCAAAGATTAATTCAAAAATTTTAGTTTTGCCAAGTAGCGAGAATGTAGGGCGGGGTTTTACAATAAATTTTTGTCTTATTACAGAACTTTCAAGTTGGGATAAAGCAGAAGAAAAAATGGCTGGATTAGAAGAATCAATTCCCGAAGAAGGAATAATTGTAATTGAGAGCACCCCCAAAGGAGTTGCTAATCTATTTCATAGAATGTGGATGACGGAGAATGAATATGTAAAAAAGAAATATGGTTGGTGGTGGGGTTATACTAAAGAACAAATGGATAAAAAGAGAAAGAGTAAGGGTCCACAAATTTTCGCCCAGGAATATGGACTCGAGTTCCTTGCCTCAGGTCATTCAGTATTTGAATCAATGATTATACTACAACAAAGAAGAAATATTCTTAAAGTCGGAGATGTTAGAAAAGAAAAGGGCAAAAAAGATTTTATAGTATATAAAAAAGATGGATGGACAATTTATAGAGAACCAGAAGAAGATGGATTATATGTTTGTGGAGGAGATGTAGCCGAAGGTATAGAAGGCGGAGATTATTCTGTTGCTATAATATGGAATAGAAAAACAGGAGAAGAAGTTGCTATGTGGCGTGGATTAATTGCTCCAGATAGATTTGGAGAAATATTAAACAAGAAAGGTAGAGAATATAACAATGCTTTAATGGTAGTAGAAATTAATAATCATGGATTAACCACTGTAACTGTTTTAAAACAATTAATTTATCCATCAATGTATTTTAGACAAGCTAAACTTGAAACTCTTGGAACCACAACAAGCGATAGAATAGGATGGAAAACAACTAAAGTTACTAGACCATTATTAATAGATGATTTTATACAGATGGCAAGAGATAAAGAAATTGTAATTCATAGTAAAATCTTATTAGATGAAATGTCAGTATTTGTTTATGATGATAATGGAAATATGGTACCACAATCTGGATTTTTTGATGATACAATATTTTCAGCAGGAATCGGATTACAAGGATTTAAAGTGCTTTATGATAAAAAACTTGACCAAATAAATTATAAACAACATTTACCAGTCAATTTTAGTTATTAATAAAATTTAAAAATATATGACTAATACAATAAAAGATTATCGTCCTGAAGATTATTCTAAAGGCGAGGTAGAAATGATAAAGAAATTTAACCTACAGCTTATTGATGCTAAAAATTATTTTAC